GTCCATGGTAGTAGACGGTACTCCCTCCGCAAAATCAGTCACGGAGAAAAGGGTAGGAGAATGTATTGAAGCACTGATGCAAGTGTGCACACTGTTCGGGTTCAAAGGTGAAGCTGACTTAACGTCAACACAGCAGCACTGGATGGAAATGGTAAAGGATGTCGGTGGGAACTGGAGCAAGATCGCAAAGTATAAACTAGCGGCCTACTACAGCTACCACACGAGCCAACCACTTCCCCCAGCGCCTTTCCAGGTGAGTGATCTACCTGGAAAGCTGTTCGGCGGCAGGGCCGGCCGATTCACGGATCTTCTTATGCAAAGACTACCTCTCGAGGAGAAAATGGAATTTCTCTACTCGATCAAAGGCTCCAAAGGCGGAATGCCAAGGAACTCGAAAGAGGAGTTGAAGCAAAAGGAAGATGAGTTAGTTACAGAACTAACCAAAGAACCCGAGCCAGAGCTGGAGTCAAAAGACTTATTGCCATCAGGGGAGATATGGAGTGATGTTCCTGTATTTAAGGAAGAGACTGACACAGTTCTCTCTCAGGCGTCTATAGAAAGACAACTGAGAAGGACAGTCAGAGAACTCTACCTTAACAAGAGCTTCACCATCAGCGACCGTACGGCCGCATTCTTCCCTAGCACTTCAGCGAACTATATAAATAGCCGCAAAAATGCGGGAGCAATAGGAGCAATCTTGGACCATCCGACGTTACTGGACGGACTAAGAACTCCCCAAGGACACTTGCAATTCAATACAAAATCAGAAGAGGAGATACAGAGTGAAGATTGGAAATTAGAGGCGTGGAGTCACAGGAAATTCGACCAGGAATTCGCTATACTCTGGACACGTCTTCTCAAACTCGCAAGCGAGGAAGAGGAGCCGCATGCAGAGCCATTAGCGTTACCTGAAGCACTGAAAATCCGTGTGATAACAAAAGGCCCCCCATTCCAACAAACAGTTCTCACAGGGTTACAGAAGTATATGCACGAAGTGCTAAGGAATCACAGAACCTTCGAACTGGTCGGCACACCCATCACTGCAGATTACATCTACAGAATCATGGGTAGCGACCTAGCGGAAGGAGAGGGGTTTCTAAGCGGAGACTACGAGGCCGCAACAAACAACTTGCGGAGTTGGGTTTCTAACACGATCGCCGACGAATTGGCGGACGTTATAGGACTCTACCCCGTAGAAAGGATGCTGTTTAAGCGTAGTCTAACGGGTCACATACTTCGGGGGAAACCCCAGACCAGAGGTCAACTGATGGGATCCATCACCAGTTTTCCTGTACTCTGCATAGCAAATGCTGCGTTGTCCCGATGGGCTTGGGAGTTGGATCACGTGATGACCGTAAGGTTATCCGAGTGCCCACTCACAATCAACGGCGACGACATAGCAATGAAATGCAGTGAGAATGGATACAAAATATGGCAGCGAATCACACAAAGGGCAGGACTCAAGGAGTCCCTGGGAAAGACTTACTGGTCTCGGCAGTGGATCGAAATGAATTCGACCAACTACGTCTATGACCGGCTGGCCCCAACCAAGAACTATAAGAAGATGCCCTCGGGTCGCTTTTCCATATGGGAAAATCCATTCAAGCTCACCAAGTATGTCAAATTGGGTCTGATAAACGGCCTTAAGAGGTCGGGCCTATCAATAGGTCTCAGAGACCAAGATGACCCACATGACAACGTGGGAGCTAGATACAGAAAACTCATGGAGATGGCTCCAACTTCACTTAGGGGAGCTGTACACAAGGCATTCATCGACAAACATAGAGGACTTTTGGAGTCCATGCGCCTCCCGTGGTACGTTCCGGAGTGGATCGGAGGTCTCGGCCTAACCGGTTATGTGAACCCATCTGAGCTAGACTTACGTGTAGCAAAGATGATCATCGTGAACTGGAAAAAGCAAAGACCAACATCGATAGCCCACTCTGAAGCGAACTGGAGGACCTGGCAGCTGGCGGAGGAAAGGGTTCCTGAGCCAACCTATGTAGAAAGAAAGAATGCCGGCACCGTAATATACAACAAAGTAGTAAGTAAAATGTGCATAAACTTACTATTTGACAGTAACATACGGCTCTCGGACCTTTATACGGAAATAAAGGCCGGGATGAATGTGAAGAAAGCGATCAGGAGGAATGAAAGACTATGGGACCCGAGCACATATAAGGCCCTACCGTCTCCTCTCACGATCGAAGAAATCACATTCAGACCAAAGTACAGCAGCTACGAGGATGAGACTCCCGTAGACAACCCCACTGTATCCCCATTAGACTGATTACCTACCCACCAAAACCACTGGATTGTTCTTTGAGTCAGAAATCTAATCTCAAAGTCCAATAGTAATGGGCACCACATGAAGGCGGTATAGGGCTCTGCAGTTTATAAGCTGCGTGGTTGACAAGACCACAGGTGTTAACCAAGAGACCTTTCGCACATGTTCATG